ATCTTTGAGAGGCTGTATTCATAGCCTTTAATTGTTCTTTCAATGCATCCCAGTCGTAGTATGCGCCGTCTTCATTACGTGAAGCTGACACAATGATTTTTTCTAATAGAATTTTTGCATTAGCAAACGTCATTTGATAGCCGTTATCTATTACGCCTTCTAGCGAAGCAATAGCTACATTACCAATCACATCATTTTTAGCTTTTTCCTCTGCCTGTGATTCTTTAATGTCTTTCAATAGTTGTGTAAAGTTACTCATGGAAACATCCTTTAGCTTTATCATCTTCAATCCATACTCTCCAGAAACCATCTGATTGAGAAATCAATGACTCTCTAACCTTATCGCTAAGAACATCCCACACTTCTACTGTTCCAATAAAAACACCATCAATATCACTATCAATCATGTTTACCGTAAAGTCAACATCATTAACTTCTATTTCTAATGTGATTCGTTTAAACATTATTTTCTCGCAATAGCTTGTGCGCATAGTAACGCATCATTATTACTGTTAACTCCTAAAGAACAAAATGCCATTATTGGATCTGTTCCATTTTTTACCATTCCAGCTACTATGTATTTACTATGTGCTACACATCCAGAAACGGAAACAATTAAAATACAAGTTGTAACTGCTACTAGTTTCCAAATTGAATACCAGAATTCTTCATCGTCACGCATAAATATCTCCAAAAAAAGTGCCCTATGTGTCGCAACTCACACCACTTCAAACCCCTACTAATTTAATCAGGCTCTAGGTGACACAGCTATGTGCTTTCGGGCGGGTATCGAATTTTGAACGCTACATTAGCCTGCGATGCGACTAATTGAAATATCGAATTGACTACGGTACACAGCACCTAGAGCACCCTCCGCACTTGTTCGGGTTTACTGACCTCCCCGCTTGTCAGCTCTTTTCGTCTTTCGATGGTTGAATTATGCTACTGGTTTTATTTTTTTGCATTAGGGAAAACCCTATGTTTTGTGATTATTTTTTATAAATTTTGACAATAACCGTGTTTACCATCGTGCCTGACTCTTTAAAGCTACCCTCTGGCAAGTCATAAATTCCACCGCCTGATTGATAAACAACATCACGAAAAGCGGTAGTTAGCTTGTTATCTCGGAACGAAACACTTGCAGACATGACGCTAACCAATAAACAGCCTTGTTTGACAAAATTTAAGGCGTGTAGAACGTGCTTAATATCCGCTTGCTTGGCAAATGGTGGATTCATAACAACACGGTCGTAAACGGCTGCTACTGGCGTTTCGAGGAAATCACCAATTCCGATAAGCGTAGCCAAACTTTGATTTTTAAGCGCTTCGATATTGGCTTCTAAAATCTCGATAGCATCAACTTTTGCACCTGCTTCGTGCAAGGCTTTAACGATGTTTCCAGTTCCTGCGCTTGGCTCTAAAACAATCATTCCTTCTTCAATTTCTGCCAACTCGATTAAACGATCAACGACTGGTTTAGGCGAAGGAAAAAAACCAAAATCTTGCGGCTTTGTAATTTCGCCTGTGAGAATGATTTGCTCGATAGCCTCAAGTGCATCACCATCAAAAATATGCGCTTTTGCTTTGCGATTCCATTTACCGCCTGCAAGCTCTAAAACTTCATTCACTTTTGTGTACATGGTGCGGTCTAGTTGACCAACCAAAACAAGCGACGAGCCATTTTTTTCTGCATGGTCTAAAACCATTAAAACTTCTTTTGCAATTTTCATTTTTACTTTCTTAATAACGTTGAAACAAAATCATAGGATTTTTTAGCCGAACCGCGTTTTTTGCTTTCTAATCTATCGGCAAGTTTTTCAAGCTGCTCTCGCGTTATTTCAGCAACATGAGCATCAATCCTTCTTCAAAACAGGCAGGGCCGCCCAATGCGTCCAAAACCCATAACTCAATCCCTTATAAACCCCATAGTGAGCAACACCATCACCTAATAGCTGTACCTTTACATCTATTGGACAAGTATCTATTGGTTGCCAGTAATAGTTAGGGTCTACTGCTGCTGTGCCTGTGCTGTCTATCTTCATACAATCCTTTCAAACATAGTGAAACCACGAGAAGGTGATACCCCTTACTCTCAGCCATCAATCTAAATATGTAAGATTGACTACTGCACACATAATGACCTAGTTCTATTTCCACAGCACCCATTAAGTATGGGTCAGACTCCAATATCACCGAACTGCTGTGTTCCTGAGATGCCCTAGATAAGCTCTCGCGCCGTGGTTTCAATAAAGCGCATCACTATGTGGGTGCAGCGGTAACATCGCCCATTTGCTGTGTCAATAAGCGCCCTGACTTTGAAAAGCAAAAAACCCTTAAGAGTCTCCACTTTCCCCCTGAGAAGGTGACTTAGTAAAAGATTTTTAGGCTTTTAATTTGTCAGAAAGTAGAGGCTTTTAAGGGCTTCTTATATCTCTTACCGTGTCCACTTCTCAGGGTTGACAAGATAAAGATAGCACAAAGCCTTAAAAATATCAATCAATAACGAGATTTTTTCTCGCCTTTTTCGCCTGTGTACGGGTTGTAGTTACCTAGACCGCCATAGTTATCTGTTTGCGTTTGATTAGGAGCGCTGCGGTATGTGGGTGCGACATAAGTGCCATCTTGTCGGAAATAGCCGTTCTGATGCACCTGGGCATGAGCAGATCCAACAAATAAGAGTAAAAGAGCTAGTTTTTTCATGATGCAATCCTTGTAAAAAGTTGAAGGGGTAAGAATTGTATGGATAAAAAATAGGCGTGTATATAGGTGTAAACACCTAGAAGATAGTTCATAAAAATGAAGTATGATTACCACATCAACAACAAAAGGAGTTAGAAAATGAAAACAGCACATTACTTTGGAAGCAAGTCAAAAGGCTTTTTTGTAGTCATATCCGACACGGCTAGACCCATTGGTTTGACTATTGCGGTTAGCGACAAAAAAGAAGCTCGATTGATTGCAAAAGAGAAAAACGCACAGCCTTGGAACTTTTAAGGAAAATAAAATGACAGACATGGAACTACTAGATTACATGGTACGAAAGTACCTAACCCAGTCAAAAATGGCAAATGCTTTAAAGCTAGGTGATAGCGCAATATCAAATTGGCGCAAAGACGGAAAATTGCCTAATGCTTGGAGGATGTATTTTTTAACACAATTTAACAAGCATCCAGAAAATTTAGGTAATAAAGTCAATGATGCGTTTAATGCGCTTGGAAAATATCGCAGCAAAGGAGATCAAAATGTCTAAATGGAAAGACGGAACACCAAAGAGCACAAACAACGCTTTTACAGGCTTTACTAACTCAATTGACTGGACAGCATTAAACAGTCCGATTGGCGCGGTAAAAGGCGGTTTAACAGCTTCTAAAAAGAATGGTACACCTGTGTACTTGCCTAATAGCGAACAAGTACGGGCTTATACGAAAGCAGGTGTGAAATGACACGATGCGAACAATTAGGAGTATGCCAAAATTTGGTATGCAATTGCAAGCTAACCGAAAAGCAAATAGAGGATAACCTTATTGGACAGGCTTGTGCAAAAAACGATTTTGCCAATAAAGTTGCTGCGAATTATAGGCAGGAGACAAAAAACATGAAAAACCTAATATCTACTATGTATGAGGTAAAAAATGAAAAAACCTAATCTAAAAACCATCGCAATCACAGCATTTGTAACAATGGCGGTAACTTTATCTTTCTTTTTTCTATTATTTTATGGGGTGACAAAATGAATTTAAGCATAATTGGTATTGGTATTATGGCCGCAATATTTTATATTGCTTGCTTTATGTTTTTTACTGAAAAAATTACAGATTATTTTGATGGTAAATATGGCTTTGAAGCCTATGAAAAATCTCTGATTTGTTGTGTTTTTGGTTGGTTTTTCTTAACTGGTTTAGCTTTTTACTTGATTGGATAACAAAATGAGTCTATTTACACGAATCAAAACATTCTTTGCCAAAGATGAGCCAAAACTAACAGATCACAAAATGCGGATTGTTGCACTGCTTAAAACAGGCTGGTTTACACAAATGGATTGTGCAAAGCTAGGATTGACGTTAAACCTATCTAAGCGACTTTGCGAGCTAGAGCTAGAGTTATCACCTAAATGGAAAGTAGAGCGTAGATGGAAGGAAACAGGTAAGAGTAAGTGCAAGGAATATCGTATTACTAGGGCTTGACACTTACAACAAAAGCGTATTAGAATACGTCTAACGCTTGGTCGCGTTTTATTTGCAGCAAGGCTTCACATGTACTCTGGCGGTGCTGCACCGTTCGACCAACCCCGAAAGGGGAGAGTGCAGGTGAAGCCTTTTTTTATGGGGCTTAATATGACAAGAAAGATAGAGAAGAATGTATTTTCATTTTTAGATAAGGCATCTAAACTTTATGGAAATATGCAGGAAGACCGATTTAGTCAGGAAATGTACAATAATTTTCATGATATTGGTCTTCAATCTCCTATTGAGGATATGTTTTGGGTTGCGGCAAAATTGATATGCGAAGCCCATTACAACGATGTAAATCCTGATTTTATTGAAAATTTAGATAAATCAATAACTGAACAAACTGGAATTTACATTTGGCCACAATATAAAGTAGGCAAATATAAAGTTGATTTTTTGGTTTATCAAAATGGAATAGGGCCAGAAGATATTTTGTCACCAGTTATTGTTGAGTTGGACGGCCATCAATTTCATGACAAAGACAAACATCAAAGATCTTATGAAAAAGCTAGAGATCGTTATTTTGTAAAACAAGGATACAAAGTTGTCCATTACACAGGAAGCGATGTTGTAAAAGATCCATTTAAAGTAGCTCATGAGGTTTTGAGTATGGTTGGCTGCTATGTTGGTTCTGGTGTAGATGAATATGATGCAAAAAATCCTTTATCTTTGGTGGTTTAAATGGCACGATCTAGAAACATCAAACCAGCGTTCTTTTTAAATGAAGAGCTTTCTGAAATATCACCTCTTGGACGACTTGCATTTATTGCTATGTGGACTATTGCAGACTTTAAAGGATGCTTAGAACTAAAACCAAAACGCCTTAAATTGCAAACATTACCCTATGATGATTGTGATATAGAGGATATTTGTAAAAGTCTGAATAAGTCGGGACTAATACTGATTTATTCGGTACAAGGACAACGGTACATCAAAATAAAGAATTTTGAGAAGCATCAAAACCCACACAAGAACGAAAAGGATGCTGGAAGCGAAATTCCAGACTATGAGGAAAATCATATAGAAATCAATGAGTTGTCTAAGGACGGAACAACTTCCGATTTAATCGGAACTAATCGTGCTGATTCCCTCTTACTGATTCCTGATTCCCTTAAACCTATTTCCTCTTCATTGATTGCAGAAAGCGAGATACGCGCTAAAGCGCTCAAAGCCACAAAGAAATGTCCTGATGATTTTTTAATCACAGATCAAATGCGTGATTGGGCAATAAGCGAAGGATTGTCTATTGATCTTGATTTAGAGACAAAGGTTTTTAAAGATCACACATTCACATCTGCAAAATCTGATTGGTTGGCAACATGGAGGAACTGGATGCGTAAGGCGAGCAGTTTTAAAAAACCATCTTGGCCTTTAAAGCAAACAGAGTCATTCAAAGAAAAGGACGCCAAAGCTGCGCGAGAGCTTTACGAGAGGGTAACGGGTAAGCAACATCCAGAAAACGCCGTAAAAGGGCTTGTAATCGAATCTAAACATGATTTATTGATAGGAGGCATCCATGAACTTACCTGATATTTGGATAAATCGTATTTTTGAGAAACTAACATTGACTTATGGACGAGAGTTTGTAAACAAGTGGGAGTCAGTAGGTTTACCTATTGAAGATGTAAAAGCTGACTGGGCGCATGAACTAGGTTTTTATGTAAACGAGCCAAATGCGATAAAGTACGCTTTTGAGAATTTGCCAAAAGATAGACCGCCAAATGTTTTGCAATTTAGGGATTTATGCCGACAACATCCTAGCGATAAAACTTATGTTGCATTACCATCACCACAGGTAAACAAAGAGGTTAGGGATGCTTCTCTTGCAAGATTAAAGAAAATGGTTGATGATTTTAAGAAAGCGACGACAAAGATATGACACCCAAAGACTACGCTAATAGCGTACTAAACGCTGTAAAACTAGGAAGCACTGAGTACACAGAGGAAGATATTTTAGCGGCGCTAGTCATAACTGGCGATGTGTGAGTCATGTTTAGCCCGAGCGAAAACCAAAGACTGTGGCAGCTATATGATGAGTTGTTTGGAGTGCATGACAGAGATGATGATAAAAGCACCAAGCAAGATACACAGGCAATCACTGGCAGAGTTGGCGCTTCGTTCATTCAAACGGGCGACGACTATGCATTACTCTATGGACGACCTGAGACAAAACTATCAAACGAAACTAAAGGGGATAAAAAATGAATGAAGCAAAAGAAGTTCTTTTAAATCGTGACGCACAATACAAAGCAAGACACATGAAAATGCTTGAAGATAAAACTGAAAGCCAGATCCTTGCAGAGTATTGCAATAGGTTTTTAAATCTACCAGAGGAATCATTTGCAGACAAAAGCCAAGAGGTTTACTTGCTTGTGAGTATGGTTAGAAACCTAGCAATGGCAATGAAGATGCAAAACGAAGGAAAGCCTGTAATTGGGATGCATGGAATCTTAGGATACATGGATATAGCAGACGATAGATTCGAGTCTTTTTTGTTTGAGACTATCGGCAAAACATCAAAATAACATGGATGGAATAGTGCAAGCCTTCGCTTTACTTTTCTCTCTATGTGTGGTAGTATTGGTTTGTGAAATCCTCCTAGGTGAATAACCTATTCAGCCCTTCGGGGCTTTTTTTCGTGAAGGTACAACTATGGAAAACTCCAAAGTAAAGCCAAAAATCAGCAAAGTGACGGATAAAAGTCGGAAAAATTTAATTGGCGGCTCTCGTAAGGGCGTCCCAAATAAGACTACTGGACAGCTTAAAGACATGATTCTGAAGGCTTTAGACCATGCAGGTGGGTCGGAGTACCTACTTGAACGTGCAAATGATCCTAAGACCCAATCAGCCTTTTTGCAGCTAATCGGAAAAGTGCTTCCAATGACTGTGGTGGGTGATGCTAATCAACCTGTGACGTTTGCACTGGCTACACCTTGGCTAAATCAAACCATAGCCAAACGCAATGGGGATTAATGAATACTCCCCTCGTGGGCAATTCATAGACTTTCACAATAGAGAAGAACGATGGGCGGTATTAGTCTGTCATCGTCGTGCAGGTAAGACGGTAGCCTGTGTAGCTGATCTAGTTCTAAGTGCATTGGTTACATCAAAGGCAGATGCACGGTTTGCTTATGTGTGTCCACAATACAACCAAGCGAAGGACGTAGCATGGACTTACATCAAGCGATTGACTGCTGATATACCTAATGTGCAATACAACGAGAGCGAACTAAGGGCGGATCTACCAAATGGTGCAAGGATTCGTTTATACGGTGCTGATAACCCTGATAGGTTACGTGGACTATATTTGGATGGTGTTGTACTTGATGAGTTTGCTGATATGCGCTCTAGCGTATGGGGAGAAGTAATCCGTCCCATGCTGGCTGACCGTAAAGGATGGGCTGTGTTCATTGGTACGCCCAAAGGACACAATGAGTTCTATCAGTGTTGGCAAGATGCTCAGATGGATGACGCCTGGTTCAAGATGATGCTCAAAGCGTCTAATAGCGGGTTAATAGAGCCAGAGGAATTGAAAGACGCTGCTAAAGGTATGACGGATGACCAGTTCGCTCAAGAGTTCGAATGTTCATTTGAGGCTGCTATTGCAGGGGCGTACTATGCCAACGACTTTAAAGAAGATTGCATAAGAGAAGTACAGTATGACCCTAAGCTCCCAGTCTATACAGCATGGGACATTGGATACTCAGACGATACAGCTATATGGTTTTGGCAAATGGCAGGAGGCGAGATACATGTGATTGACTTCTACGCTAACAACGGGCATGGCGTACCTCACTATGTTGACGTGCTAAACGAAAAAGGCTATACTTACGCGAAGTTAGGTAACAAACCTTTCCTTTGGCTTCCACATGATGCACGGGCTAAAACCTTTGCAAGTGGTGGTAAGTCAAGTCAAGAGCAGTTTATGGCTTTGGGATATTCGAGTAGAATCGTGCCAGAGTTAAGCCTTCAAGATGGCATTAACGCACTGCGTATGATGCTGCCAAAGGCTTATTTTGATAGGGTAAAGTGTTTTGACGGTGTAGAGGCATTGAAGCTATACCGCAGAGAGTACGATGACGATAAGAAAGTATTTAGAGACAAACCGCTACATGATTGGACAAGCCACGCAGCGGATGCAGCTAGATACATGGCAATTGCTTATAGAGAGGCATCACCAGAAGCTCGGCGACCTGAGCCAAAGTTTGCGTTTCGAGGGACAGATAACGGCATTACTTCACTTACAATGAATGAAATGTGGGCATTAACACCTAAACGAGATACACGCATATAATGGAAACATCAAAAAGCTGGTTAGATAGTCTGGAATACGCAAAGAAAGAGCAAGAGTCTTGGGAAAGACGCGCTGAAAAGATTGTAAAACGCTACCGTGATGACCGTAGCGAAATGTCTAACGGTAAGAAATACAACATTCTTTGGTCAAACGTACGCACTCTCGTACCTGCTGTCTATTCAAAGAAGCCAAAAGCCTACTGCCAACGCAGAAACAAAGATAGCGACCCTGTGGCTCGCTGTGCTTCGACATTGTTACAACGTGCATTGCAATACGAGATTGACCAATTCAGCGATTACGATGAGGCACTGAAGCACACGGTATTAGACCGTATGCTGGTGGGTCGTGGAACAGCATGGATTCGCTTTCAATCTGATGCAGGATTAGAAGAAACTGATAATGAACAAGAGCCATTGGAAGTTACGGATTCCACGGAATCTAACGAGCTTTGCCCTACTGACTATGTGTTTTGGAAAGATTTTAGGCATAGCCCTGCTAGGACTTGGGATGAGGTTACTTGGGTCGCGCGGCGCGTTTATCTATCGCGTGATGAGGGTGTTGAGAGATTCGGGGATGATTTCAAACAAGTCCCGCTAAGCCACGAACCAATCGGCTTAGAAAAGATGAAGGACAACGGCGCTAACACTGACGACATGAAAAAGGCTGTTGTGTGGGAGATTTGGGATAAGTCTAGCAAGACTGCGCTATGGGTAGCTGTGGGATATGAGAATATCCTAGACCAGAAAGATGACCCATTAACACTAGAAGGCTTCTTCCCTTGTCCTAAGCCATTGTTTAGCACAATGACAAGCGACACGCTGATTCCAGTCCCTGACTACACACTCTATCAAGATCAAGCCAATGAACTAGACGATATTACAGGTCGTATTGCTAAGCTGGTAGAAGCTGTCAAAGTCGTAGGTGTATACGATGCAAGTCAATCAGGCATCCAGCGCATGATGCAAGAAGGCTTCGATAACCAACTTATCCCTGTTGACACATGGGCGATGTTCAGTGAAAAGGGTGGATTAAAGGGCGCGGTTGATTTCATGCCTGTGGAAATGGTTGTTAATGCTTTGCAACAACTATATGTCGCTCGTGAACAAGTTAAGCAAGTTATCTATGAGGTAACGGGAATATCCGATATTCTTCGTGGTGCTAGTGTAGCTAGCGAAACAGCAACAGCGCAAAACATCAAGAGCCAGTATGCAAGCCTTCGCCTGAAGGATATGCAATCTGATGTGGCTAGATTCGCAAGTGATTTGCTTCGCATGAAAGCGCAGGTAATGGCGCAGTTCTACAAACCTGAGACATTGGTAGAAATGTCAGGGATGATGAACACGGATGATGGTCAATATCTCCCGCAAGCTATTCAATTATTGAAAGACAATAGCCTACGCGCCTATCGCATTGAGGTTGAAACCGATTCAATGATTACGCTAGACGAGCAGCAAGAGAAGCAAGATCGACTAGAGTTCCTGACAGCAACAGCTGGATTCTTAGAAAAAGCTATTCAAGCACCTCCTGAGCTAACACCTTTATTGGGTGAATTACTCCTATTCGGTGTACGTTCGTTCAAGGCTGGCGATCAGATGGAAGGCGCTATTGAGAACGCAGTCAAACAACTGACAGCACCTAAGCCACCACAACAGCAACAACCTGACCCACAAATGATGGTGGAACAAGGTCGTATGCAGCTAGAGCAGGTCAAGATGCAAATGTCGCAACAAGCGGAACAAGCCAAAGCGCAAATGGAACAAGCTAAAGCACAAGCAGATAGCCAATTAGCCTTTGCCAAGATGGAACAGGAAAAAGAGATTAAAGCTGCACAAATGGCACACGAGGAGCGTATGGCAGACCTAGCCCGTGCTCACGAGTTCCAAATGGAACAAATGAAGCAACAGGGTGAAGACGGACGCACTTCAGCTAAACTTGAAGTAGATAGCCAGACGAAGATTAAAGTGGCTGAAATGTCGCTAGAGCAGAAAGAAACGCCTGAAGTCGTAGAGACTGACAAGGTTGACCCAATGAAAGTAATGGCTGATATGCATGGCGAAATGCTAGGTCAAATTGGTGAATTGGCAAAAGTAATGGCGGCACCTCGTACACGTAAATTAGTACGTGGAAAAGATGGTAAAGCAGAATCAATGATAGAAGTAATCGGAGAATAACTTGGATAACCCACTCATTCATACCACTAAAGGCAATATTGCTTTAGAGGATTTAACGTACAAAAACGGCTTCGATTGGCAACCTAACGGTGTCGTATTTTGGGAAGAGCATTGGCTAGGCGGCGAAATCGTCAAGCGAAGCGCTCATGCTTATGTTCTGCCCGTCGGCACTAAACTTGAACTAACTGGAGGCTCTATAAATGGCTAATACACAAGCGGTGGCAACATCATTCAAAGTTGAACAATTAAACGGTATTCATGCGTTTAGTACCACTGTCACACGTGGTGCTACGACTGCTGATACATTCAAAGCTGCGTTATATCTTGCTACGGCAACGGTAAACGCATCAACAACGGCATACTCAGCTACCAATGAGGTATCGGGCGCAGGCTACACGGCTGGCGGCGTTACCTTTACATGGGTAGCACCTTCTAGTACGGGTACAACTGCATTTACAACACCTAGCGCATCATTTAGCTGGACGGGTCTTACAGCCACAGCATTTGATTGTGTATTGTTGTATAACTCTACCCAGTCTAACAAAGCAGTAGCTGCCTACACGTTCGGCTCACAAACCGTGACGGCTGGTAACTTCTCGCTGACCATGCCTACGAACGACTCGACTAACGGTTTGCTCCGTATCGCGTAATGAGTACATACGCTGATCGCGTACTTGAAACATCTACAACAACTGGCACGGGTGCTATCACCCTTGCTGGGGCTGTCACAGGCTTTCGCACTTTCAATACTGGTCTTGGTCTTAATATTCTCACAGACTACGTTATTGAGGGTGTAGATGCGAACAACGTACCAACAGGGGATTGGGAAACAGGTCTAGGTTATCTGTCAAGCTCTACCACGTTGGTACGTCAAGTGCCTAAAGCAGGTAGTGCTGCTGTACCTGTTTCGTTAGCGGCTGGAACAAAAAGAGTATTTATTTCGCCCAATGCTTCATTTGCTTTTACCCGTGATAACGCTTTCACGTACGGAAAACACGCAGCATTAAATACAAAAATGTATCAAGGATAAAACATGAGTACAACAACAGGCAACGTACAGCCAATTTGGATTGCCAAAGGCGATAATACCAATAACGGCACGACAGGCATGAATCAGCTAATCACGGCTGCTGCCAATGATTACACTGGTATTAGTGCTAATAACTCACTTGTTTTCACTGCTGGCGCTGATGGCGCTCGTATCGAACGATTGAAGTTTACGCCAGGTGGTACTAACGTAGCTAGTGTGGCTCGTATCTACATCAACAACGGCTCTGTTAACACCACAGCGACAAACAACACGCTAATCGGTGAGATTACGCTACCTGCTACGACAGCAAGCGCAACAGCGGCTCTTGTCTCTCCTGAGTTTATGATGCCAGGCGGTGCGATTGTCATTCCTGCCACATTCAGGATTTATGTTGGTCTAGCAACTGCCGTAGCTGCTGGATGGGTTATTACTCCTATCGCGGGGCAATACTAATGTTTGGCACACCTAAGGGTATCAATAGAACGATTCTCATGGCTAACAGCCAAACGGCTGGCGCTTCATGGATTTCGTGGTCAAAAGATAAAAATGCTAGTGGTATCTCTATCACTTTAATCGGTGCGGGTGGTAATGGTGGTAACGGCGCAGTAGGTGCTAACAGTGCCGCTGCTGGAGGTGGCGGTGGCGGTTCAGGCGCACAGGTGTCATTCTTTATTGATACCTTTTTTGTTCCTGATACGCTTTACTTCAGTATTGCTTATGGTGGCTCTGCTGTAGGTTCTTATATTTCGTTTGATAGAAGTACTAACGTACAAAGTCTATTGTGCATTGCTAATGCGGGAACTAACGGCGGTAATGCTACTGCTGGTACTGCTGGTACTGCGGGAACAGGTGGAACAAGCTCAACCAATGCCGTAATGGTAAGGATTGGCCCTGCTGCTGGCGTTGTTGCCGCTGGTCAAACTGCTGGCGCTGGAGGCACTACTGGCGCTGGCACTTCCGTCGGTTTAGCTACTGGTGGCTCTGTCACTGTGGCTGGTGCTGGGGGCGGTGGCTTGCCTGCTGCGGCCGCAGTTGGCTCTGCTGGCGGTGGTTTCGTAGGTGGTGGTGTATGGGCGCCATCATTAGGTGGCACATCTGCTGGCGCTTCAAGCGCTGGCGGTAAAGGTGCTGATGGTATTAACTTCTATAACGGTATATTCTTGCCAACTAATGGATGCGGCGGCGCTTCAGGTGGTGGCACTACGGGCGCAGGCGGTAACGGTGGAAACGGTGGTTATGGCTGCGGCGGTGGCGGTGGCGGTGGCGCTATCACGGGTCAAGTCGCTGGCGTAGGCGGTAAAGGTGGCGACGCTATTTGTATCATTACACAATGGTGACGCATGGAATACTACGAAATCCAATTCGATTCAGGCGCTAAGGTATTAGAAGAAGTATTCGCTGGTAACGTCATTCGTTATTGTGATTACTTAGGAAATACATTACCAGACCCAACAGGCGGCTCTAGTGTTATCGGACTTTATGTACCTACATTATTTACACCTCCTCCTGATCCAGTGGATTGCACTCCAGCTGACACATCTGGCACGGTAGTACCCACTATACCTACTACAACAACACCTGCGCCTATTGAGATATTAGGCGCTCCCATTCGTACATTTGGATATGACGATAAAGGACAGATTGTCCGCATTGACTATCCCAATACAGGTGTTTATCAAATGCTTGAATATATGGATGGACGCTTGCGAAAAATCATCGAGATTTCACCCACTGGCGTGCAGTATGAACGACATTTCTATTATGACAATTGGGGACGATTTAACGAGGAAACCCAACTATGAACGAGCTAGAGGATAAGCTCAAATGTGCATTTTCAGACATTGGTACACAGGTAGGAGACATATTACGCTGCATTATTCAGGCTGAAGTCGCGGCTCAAGTTCAAAAGATTCAGCAATTGCAGGACATTCTAACGGGTACATCATGCAATAGTGACGTGTTGCCTACTACGTAATGTAGGCGCTTTAATTAAAGGAAATTACTATGTCATCACATGACTTTCATGACCCAGTCGTAGGCACTTATAACGACGATTTAGCTTCTTTGGTTTCCTGCCTTGCTACTACCTTCGGTGACGAAGTTGGTCAAGCGGTAAACGAAAAGATTAACGCTGTCCTTCAACTTGAAGGTGTAGATATTGCGGCTGTAACGGCTCAAATCGCTACGCTTAATA